TACTATTAAAATTAAGAACTCTAGTACGGCAGGAGCTATTCCTACCTCTAGCGATCTCGTCCAAGGAGAACTTGCTGTTAACGTAACAGACAAGACTATCTTCACTGAGAATGCTAGCGGTACTGTCGTTGAACTCGGTAAGAACTACACTGGCTTCAAGAACCGCATCATCAATGGTGCGATGGTTATTGACCAACGTAATGCTGGAGCTAGTGTTGCAACATCGTCTGGCTCTACTGCTCATACTGTAGATCGTTTCCCTGTAAATTATAGTCAAACTTCAAAATTTACAGTTCAGCAAGCAAACGCATCTAATCCAGCAGGGTTTCCTTTAGCTCTTGGAATTACGTCTTCTTCTGCTTACTCTGTCACATCTACGGATGCGTTTTACCTTCAACAGAAAATTGAAGGATATAACGTAGCGGATTTGGCGTGGGGTTCAGCATCAGCAGCTACTGTTACTTTGTCGTTTTGGGTTCGTAGTTCTTTGACTGGTACTTTTGGCGGTTCTATTGCTAATTCAGCTTTTAACCGTAGTTACCCGTTTAGCTACACAATTAGTGCAGCCAATACTTGGGAACAAAAAACAATCACTGTCGCTGGTGATACATCCGGTACATGGTTGACTACAACTGGTATCGGAATGTACGTTATTTGGAGTCTTGGTGCAGGCTCAACAGTTAGTGGCTCCGCAGGCTCTTGGACAGGATCTGGTCTTGTTTCTGTAACAGGCGCAACCAGTGTAGTTGGCACAAACGGAGCTACCTTCTACATCACAGGCGTTCAACTAGAAAAAGGCAGCACAGCCACATCGTTTGACTACCGCCCGTATGGTACTGAGTTGGCTTTGTGTCAGCGGTACTATGAAACAGGTTTTGTGGTTGACTACCAACACGGTAACAACAGCGCAGCTACATCAACAAACATACCTATCACTTTTTTGGTATCAAAGCGTGCAGCTCCTTCAGTAACTTACGCCAGTACAACATTGGCAAACATTTCTTCAATCCAAGCTCAAAACATTTCCACTAACGGATTTGGTTTTAGGATGAACGCTGGAAATGGGGCCATTGCTGTTACGACCACTGTAACTGCATCAATCGAACTCTAAGGTAAAAAGATGTATAAACTTTTAAAAAACAGTTTTACAGGTAGTTTGTTAAACGCTATTGAGCGTCTTAAAGACAATGCCTTTATCCCATTCGACCCCGCCAACACAGACTACCAAGCCTATTTGAAATGGCTGGAAGAAGGCAACACGCCTGAGCCTGCTGACGAGTAAGAATGTCAGCAGATCACTTAACAACGGAAACAGGGGTAGCCTTAGTAACTAAAGCAGCGCCTCCTGTGACTGTAAGCTTAGCTACTGTGGCTGGTTATCAAGTATCGGAGTTAGTTCTATGGGCTACTCTGATCTATACGGCCTTAATGATTGGTCATAAAGTATACGCTATCTACAAAGATATTAGTAATACTATTGACAAAACTGAATAAATAAGATAGGATACACGCTATGGCAACATCTAAGAAACAACAATCAGCTAAAGTAGGTAAAGTTATGGGTGAGTACAAAGAAGGTACTCTCCATAGCGGTAAAGGTGGTCCTGTCGTTAAAGACAAGAAGCAAGCCATTGCGATTGCCTTGAGTGAAGCTAAGATGCCTATGCGTGGTCAGCGTACAGCTAAGAACAAGGCTAAGAAGAAGTAAATATGGGACGTTTAGTTTCTGTAGGTAAGAACCTAGTAGCCAATACTGAGACAGTTGTCTACACTGTTCCTACAGGTTATTACGCTGTTTGGAACTTACTATATGCTCATAATGCCACAGGGACAAATAAGTCTCTTACGGTAGATTGGTACGATACAAGTGCTAATATTCATGTAAATATTTTAGACGCTTATAACTTTGTCACTAAAACCTACTTTCAATTCTCAGGTAATGGTTCAGGTGTTGTAATGGAAGAAGGCGATCAAGTACACATGACATCAGAGACAGGCTCTACTTTTGGAGTTATCTGCACCTTTGAGCTGTTCAAAAAAGAAGGTATTTAATAAATGACATATCTAGAACTTGTTAACAACGTCCTACGTAGGCTCCGTGAGCCTGTGGTGACTAACGTTAACGATACTCCTTACGCTGCTATGCTAGGTGTGTTCGTTAATGATGCTAAGCGTGAAGTAGAAGATGCTCTTGAGTGGAACTCTCTGTCTTCCACTATTTCAGTTACTACTGTGGCTGATACTTACAACTATACTTTGACAGGTGCAGGTACACGCTTCCGTGTCATGGATGTCTTGAACGACACAAGTAATATTGTTATTCGTCAGGCTCCATCTTCTTGGATGAACAAGCAGTTCCTCTTAGGCACTACAGCAACCAATACACCTATCTATTACAACTTTAACGGTGTAAATAGTAGCAATGATACACAAGTTGATTTGTTCCCTATTCCTAATGGCGCTTACACTCTCCGTTTTAACTTGATTATCCCTCAAGCTGAATTGACTTCTAATACTGATCGTGTATTAGTTCCCGGTCACTTGGTAGCTATGTTGGCTTACGCTAAAGCTATTGCTGAACGTGGTGAAGACGGTGGTAACTTGTCTTCTGAGGCTTATGCCTTGTATAAGACAGCTTTGGCTAACGAAGTAGCTATTGAACGTAATCGTTACGAAGACGAGATGAACTGGACAGCTCCTTAACATGGCTGAAGAACTCTTAGCATCTTCTATCTCAGCTCCCGGCTTCATGGGAGTTAACACTCAGGACTCATCAGTGGGTCTTGAGTCTGGCTATGCCACCAGAGCTTTTAACTGTGTCATCGACAAGTTTGGTCGTATCGGTGCTCGTAAAGGCTGGTTAGCTAAACACGCTACTAATGCTACTTTAAGCACAGCTGACGTTAAGTCTATCCATGAGTTGATTGATGGTGTAGGTAACTCCTACATTGTCTTTGCTGGCAACAATAAACTGTTTAAGCTTGTAGGCTCTACAGTCACTGAGTTGACTTACGGTGGTGGTGGATCAGCTCCTACGATCTCAGACAGTAACTGGCAGATGGCTCCTTTGAGTGGTTGCTTGTATCTGTATCAGTCTGGTCATGACCCTCTTGTGTTCGATCCAGCTACCTCAGCTACTACCTATAAGCGTATCTCTGAGAAGACAGGTTATCTAGGTACAGTACAAGCTTCTAACTGCGTAATTAGTGCTTATGGTCGTACATGGTCCGCTAATACTGCTACAGACAAGACTACCGTTCAATTCTCTGACCTTCAATCTGGTCATGTGTTGTCTACAGGTACATCAGGTACTCTGAACGTAGCTCAGGTGTGGCCTAACGGTGCAGATGAGATTATTGCTTTAGCTGCTCATAACCACCAGTTGTTTATCTTTGGTCGTCGTCAGATCTTGATTTACACAGGCGCTGAAGATCCTTCGACTATGCGTCTCTACGACACTATCTCAGGTGTTGGCTGCTGTGCTCGTGATTCTGTAGCTAAGACAGGCACTGATATCTTCTTCTTGTCTGATTCAGGTGTACGTTCTATTGCTCGTACTATTCAAGAGAAGTCAGCTCCTTTGACTGATATTAGCTCTAATGTCCGTGATGACTTAGTGTCTAACCTAAGCTTTGAAACACTGGCTAACATTAAAGCTGTGTTCTCAGACAACAATGCCTTCTATTTAATCACATTCCCTACGTCTAACGTTACGTATTGCTTTGATACACGTACTAAGCTCCCTAACGGTGCAGCTCGTGTAACTACTTGGAACTTGGTTCCTAAGGCTTTGTTCGTTAATCGTAGCAAAGAAGTGTTGATGGGCTTTGCTGGTTACGTTGGTTACTACACTGGTCAATTAGACCGTACATCGTCATATCGCTTAGAGTATATGTCTAACTATATTGACTTTGGTCAACCGATGAAGGTCAAGATACTGAAGAAAGTAGGCTTTACTCTTATCGGCGGTAATAACGCTCCTATAGCTGTTAAATACGCTTTCGATTATCAGCCTAGCTTTCAATCACGTAATATTGTGATGGGTAACTTAGCTCTCTCTGAGTGGGGTACAGCTGAGTGGGGCTTAGCTGAGTGGACAGGTGGTATCGTCTTTGATAACCAACGTATCCAAGCTGGCGGTAGCGGTAACGTAGTTCAATTCGGTATTGAGACTGTTATTAATAACTTTGAATTAAGCATTCAGAAGATGGATGTATTTGTTAAAATGGGAAGAACACTATGAGTGATTATACACCTGCAACGGACTTTGCAGCTAAGGATGCCTTATCGACAGGTAACCCTTCTAAGCTTGTTAAAGGCGTGGAAGTATCAGCTGAGTTTGATGCTATTCAAGTTGCTGTTAACTCTAAAGCCGATGAAGCATCTCCTGCTTTCTCTGGTACTTTCTCTGGTACATATACCATTGACTGTGGTACATACTAATAAATAAGGAATAGATTATTATGGGGTTTTTTAGTGGTCTTGTAAACACCGTAGGAGATATAGGCCAAGGAGCTATTGATACTGTATCTGACGCAGGTGCAGGTATTGATAGAGCAGTTCGTGACACTATTCCGGGAGGGTGGACAACCGCTGCTTTGATAGCCGCTGGAGCATATTATGCGCCTGAGATTGGAGCTTGGCTAAGTTCTTCAGGAGCCCCTGTAGCGACTACTTCTGAGGTAGTTGCGGCTGACTCAGCAGCTGGTGTAGTCGGCTCAACAGGTACAGGTTTAACAATGAATAGTAGCGGTTTAGGTCTTACCGCAGGTAACACAGCTAATTTAGCTTCTATGGGCGGTGCTCAAGGTTTAACAGGTTTAA